TATGATATAGACAATTGGCAACCTGCAAATGACGTAGCATCGCAAACAGCTTTTATTCAAAATCCAGTAAATTTAACTTTTTCTTTTGGTGATTGTAGAATGTTTCGTTTAACATCAGATCCAGAACTAGATGGTATTCCTGCTGTGAAAAAAATGTTTGGATTTAGCAGTAGTGCAATTATGGCAAATCAATTATACCATCTTGGTCTTGGATTATTTATGCCAGGAATCGGAAATAATGGAGCTGGCGGACTTTTTGGTGGTGGACAAAGAATTGTTTGGTCTGGTGACTCTGGTACTCAGAAGTATATTAAAACAGATGATGGATGGTTTATGACTTCGGCGGTAGGATCTGGACCCCCTTCAAATATCATGTCTACGTTGAATCTAGTGTCCGAAACAACTGATTATGAGGAGATTGCACCTTCTACTAAAAAATATTATGTAATGGAACAACTACAAGATTATACTCCATCAATAAATCAACAAAACAATAGTACTTTTTATGATTTTAAACTACAATCTAAATTATTTGCTGATAATGAATTTGGATCTTCGTCTAAACTATCAAATATAATAACAATGAAGAAAAAGTTCGGAGATGCTCCTTCGTTTAATCCAAATATATCGCCTGAACTGGAAATTGGAACTTTTTTTGGTTCAGGACTTACTCTTTATATAAACCCTGAAGGAAATTCAACTGTATTCTCTCCACTTCAAAATAATATGTATTCTGCAAATCAACCAAGTTCATCTCAAGTATCATATATCATGAACGATGGAAATGTTCTAGGAGATGGTTCAAATCTTCAAAACACAGATGTTTTTATTCCATATGCAGGTGAAACTGGATCATTGGTTTGGGAAGTTACAAACCCTTGGGGAATGGATTCTGTTTCCTCTATAATTGATATTGTGGCTTTGGATCCACTTGTATACACCTATGGTTATGATCCATTAACTAAAGTGTTTTCTGGTACTGTTTCGGGTGGTACTGATTTTGATTTATCTATTCCTCCACAAATAAGTATTTTTTATTCTTTTTCGAGTGGAGCAACTGCATCAACAGTCACTGAAGAAACATTCAATTTAGAAATAGATATGTCCGATTTCGATACATTATATGGAGTGACTCTCGGTGAATCTTTTATAGCTTATGGATCTGTAACGAGTCGGGTAAATGAGAATCAAAACATAAGTAGTACCGTTTATGGTGAATATACTTATGGTGGATTGTTACCGAGTTAAAAAATATAAATACCAAGAGGATAAAATAAATGACCAATCTACAGTTTTCGTTTAATGTATCAGCAGCTCAATCATTTCTTAATGATTTTTCATCAAAGAATGATTCTTACTATATGATGATTTCAAGACCTCAAGCATGGGTCAATGATGATATTCCTCCTGCCGTTGTAGATTCGGTTTCTGAACAAGTTGACTTGTGGAAAAACTGTATTGCTGCCAAGAAAATAAATTCAGAGAATGTTCGTCTTGTAATAGACAGACATGACTGGGAATCTGGTGCTGTGTATTCGCAGTTTTCTGATATTCAGGAAATTTTTAGATCCGTCACATACGATAATCAACCATTTTATGTAATGAACTCACAATACAAAGTGTACAAGTGTTTAGATAATAATGGTGGTTCTCAGTCCACAGTAGAACCAACACACACATACGCTGACATACAAACACCAGGCGCAGACGGATATGTGTGGCAATTCATGTATCAATTATCAGAAAGTGATTTTGATTTTGTAACCGATGGATTTATCCCAGTTTCTCTTGCTGGATCTACCACTAAAATCGGAACCATTGAATACTTGCAAAGAGAAGTTCAAGAAAATGCAAGAGGTGGTGCTATATTTAATGTGAGGGTAAATCAGACAGGAAGTTACTGGCAAGATGCTAGAATATTAAAAGGTGGAAAGACTGTCGAAGATTTCTTCGTAAAACACAAAATAACAAACATAGAAAATGATCAAGAGTATTATGTAAATTCCGAGGGAGTGACATATGATGTCGCTAGGTTCTCAGCTGCTGGAATGAATTCTTTTTCTAAAGACTATTATCGTGGTTGGGCAATCACAGATTATGACATGGGTACATCGACGGGTGTTCCAAGCTTCGATTATAGTGTCATTGGTTACTATAAGAAAATAATTGGAAACAGTGGTGATTTTGTTTACACGTCTCGATTCGAATCTGATCCAGAAACAACTCAAGGGTATTATAATATAGTTCCTTATGTTTTCATTACAAACGGAACAGGTTCAACTCAAGAAACGAATGTAATCGTGGCTCCTGTGTTTGATGATGTTGTTGGTTCTACTGATACTAGTTTAATACGAGACAACGAATTAACTGTGTTAGAATCTAAAAAGATAACTAGAGTCAGAACACTAGATCCCGGATCCGATGTGTATCAACCTTTTGTTTTGGTGTCCCCTACACCTTCGGGATTAAATTCCGGTGCAGGGTTCAATGCTGACGCATTTGCTTCTCCGCTAGGTGGTCATGGATCAAATGCGGTGGAAGAATTGGGTGCAAATAAAGTAATGATTCGAGTTCTTCTCAAAGGTTCAGAATCAGGAGCTTTTGATGTTCAAAATGATTTTAGACAATTCTCTATTATAAAAAACCCTCACAATTCAGGATGGACTTCAGATGTGGTCGAAGGTTCTGTTGCGGGTTCAAAGACACCAGACTATACAATATTGAATGTGAGAAATGATCTGAATACCGTTTTGATTGATATGGCTAGCACATTACAACACTCACAAAGTGCCTTCACTATAGGTCAAAAAGTCCATCAGGGAGAATATAGCCTTAATCAAGCACGGGGAACAGTTTTGAAATGGATAGGAGGAGTCGCTGGACAACTCACACTATCGGTTGATAATGGAAAATTTAGAAGTTGTACACCTGAAGAGATTTCAACAACATCTGGTAGAATCTTTTATGGCGAAACAACAGGAACCGCCTATACAGGAGGAAGTGCTGGACCTTTTGGTGGATTTATTGATTCGGTCGTAACCAACAAATCTTTTGTGAATCAATCTTACCCAGAAGGATCTCTGGTATATGGTCTTGATTCTGGTTCTACAGGAAAGGTAGTATCATGGAGATCAGAATCTGACGGGGAACGAGGAACTTTAACTCTTCGAAATGTTGTTGGAGATTTTATTCCTCCAAGAGTAGCACTAGGAACCCAGTTGGACGGTGAACCAGTTTTTGGTTTTAGTGTCTCCTCAAATGGAAACTATAGCATATCAAATACACCGGTTTCAGTTATCACTAAGATAACCAAAGAACCAGTCACAGTTGATGAATCACATCGTCTCACCAAAAAGATTACATCGTTCTTTTCAGATCCAACATTCCAGTTAACTCCAAGTTTATTGGATCAACCATTGAAGAAGGAAAATGGTGTTTTCAACTCTACAATCGTGAGTATGAATTATACTGATGGAGTTACCTCTGGTGTTGATGGAAGTACGGTAGATTTTTATGTGACTTCAGTTTCTGGGTCATTAACAGGAGGGGATGTTTTAAATCTTTCTGGATTTACATCCTCATACATTTCAGGTTTAGAACCCGAATTTTTACCATACACCGGACAAGTGTTATACATAGAGAATGTAAGACCTGTACAAAGAAACTCAGATCAAGACGAAGAAATCAAACTCGTCATTGACTTCTAAGGAGCGAGATAAATATGCCTTCATACGATCCAGACCTGACATCAGGTGATCCATACTACGACGATTTCGATGGTACTAAAAATTATCTGAAAATTTTGTTCAAGCCTGGATTTGCTGTTCAAGCTAGAGAACTTACTCAACTCCAAACGGTCTTACAAACACAAATCGAAAGATTTGGAAACTTTGTATTTAAAAATGGAACTCCTGTTTACGGATCTGGTCTTACAGAAAAAAGCATATCTTTCGTCAGAGCTCAAAGTCTATCTGATGCGAATGTTTCTGCAATCGTTGGTGATGTTGTAACTGGAACCGGAGACAAGGCAAATCTTCGTGCAAAGGTAATCAAGGCGGAAACTGGTTTATCATCTGGATCAGATACATTCCCAGTATTATTTTTGCAGTATCTAAGTGGTGGTGGTACAGCTGGAGATTTCTTCACGATCAACGATGAAGTATACAGTGAAAATCAAGATATATCATTCAATGTGAAAGAAAATGAAAATGATCTGATTGCTGCGACAGGCGATGCACTGGCATGCTCTATTGACTCTGGTATATTTTATGTTGATGGATTCTTCGTTTATATAAATCCACAGACTGCAATCCCATACAGACTTTCTGAAGAAAATGAAATTGAAAAACCATCAGCGTTAGAAATTGGGTTCGAGTCTGGAGCTCCCGATGGCGTTCGATTATACCAGTACCCAACCAACAGAGTTGGTCTTCAGATTAACAAACAAGTTATTGATGCGTTCGATGATGCTACACTAACAGACCCATCTCGCGGATCTTATAACTATTCGGCGCCTGGTGCGGATCGGTATCAAGTTGATCCAGTGTTCACTTCCAAAGTATTGAACATAACAACAAACACCCCAAGTGAATTTATTGATGAAGATTTTGTCGATGTCCTTCGAGTCGAAAATGGAATTGTTACCAGACGATACAACAGAACAGAACTTTCAGGTTTAGAAGATACTCTTGCAAGACGAACATATGATGAGTCTGGAAATTATACGGTAAGACCTTTTAATGCAAGTGTATTGAATCATCTTAGAACTGACAAATATCAAGTTGATGTTACACTTACATCGATAAGTGAAATATTCTCTCAGGGTGACATTATCTTTGGTTCTGGTTCTACCGCAGAAGTTCTTGATGTTCTTGATCGAACAAACTATGTCGGTGCAACAGCCCAACGACTCATTGTTGACATGCAAACTGGTCGGTTCGATGAACAAGACACCATAGTTGAAACTGGAGTTTCTCCTGCAGCGGGTGGTGTGATGACCAAGGTACAATTCCTTCCAGATGCGACTGGTGTATATTCTACAGAGCAAGGAGGAACGGCTGATAAACTAGCGGTTTCCATTAACCCAGGCAAAGCATATGTTTTCGGTTACGAGTTCGAAACACAATCCCCAACCAACATCGAAACAGATAGAGCAAGAACAGATGATTCTCTCCAAGGAATCGATCTAAATGCTATTGTTGGTAATGCGATGATTGCAGAAACCGATTACCTCCCTGCAAACGATGAAGCTATCAAATATTCAGGAAACAGATTTGACAACTATCCGTTTGACAATACAACAACAATTCTCGGAGCTGCTGGTCCATTTAGTTACAACAATTTCCCGCAGGTTGATTTGAAATCAGATTATGTTCAAATCAATATTCCATATAGAGCAAATGAATCTGCTAGAGCAAAGATCAATTACTGGGCTCCTCTTTTTGCCACCGAACACAATGCAAACTACGATAGCGCTTTGGTTCTTAGTAATTTTTCTTCAGCAACTCTTGCATCCTCATCCGATTCTCTGGTAGTTGGTCAAAACTCTGGAGCATATTACTTACCAACAGTAGCCACTGATGGCGGATATTCTACGATTGGTCAAGGTGTTGATTTTGCTCCAAATGAAAAACTCGACAGGTATTTGCAGAAAATAGTTTTTAGTGAAGGTTATAGAAGTACCGCTAGGTATTCAACCTTTAGGGGACTAGATCATGCTGCTGATGCTGGTTATAACCAGATTTATGGTGATTTTATGGGTGAGGTCGCAGAACAAGGAGCTACCTGTGCTGCCCTTCGACAGATTTTCTTAGGAAACATAGATCAAAGCGTGGGTGAAGGTGTTGGTCCAAGTGCATATCTTAGATCAGCTGGTATTGCAAGAAGATGGATTCCAGCAGGAACTGTTGCGAATAGAAGAAATAGTTCATTGATAATTCAGTCTGCTGGTCCTGGCGGATTTTCCAAGGCCGGAAATGTTATTCAACAGGGATGGGCTGGTATCTCTGGAACCACTCAGAATTGTACCCCAAATGCTTACGGATCTAGTATTCGAAGCATCGTGAACAAAAGCGTTTATGCGATTCGAGTGGGGGATGGATATCAAAACGATAGTGTACCATACAACGAAACATTAAACTTTGCTGTTGGTGAAGTCGTCAGACAATTCCAATATGGTGTTACGAACGATGCCTCAGCTGGTGGATTTGAAATAGCTGGAGGTTTGTATACAAATCCAAATGATCTCCAAGAAGCAATCGGTGAAGTTCTCGCATGGGTATTGACTTCTTCTGGACCTGTAGTTTACATTGAGCTCGTATCTGGAGATGTTCCATTCTTACCAACATGCGGGTTTAATTCGTCTTCATATCCCGGAATCATTCCGACATCATTCAAAACATCATGCCCTAATAAATTTGTTGGGTTTATTGACAGTGTTTCAACTGAAATTCCAGAAAACGGTGGGGAAACAATCGATTATGTATTGACGTATGGAGCAATTGATGGAACAGATCAAACTCTTGACGTTCAAGAAATTATTTTCGATGCGGACGATAACGGAATTTTACAAAACGGTTATTTGAATCTGATGCAAGATGATGTGATCGATGGTATTCCCAATTCAGATTTTAATCCGGGTTCACCTGCAATATCTGGGAAGACGGTAGAAGGAATTGTAGAAGACGGATATGTTTCTGACAATTACAAGCATGGACAATATGTTCTTCAGTTCACATATAATGACTGGGTTGACACAGTTTTGTCTTATGATGATTATATCAATAACGCGGATATAATCAACAAGGGCGTGGTTGTAAGTTGGGATCCAAGTCAGAACAAATTAATCACATCACTGTGTGATGGATTCCAAGGATTCCAAAGAGATTTAGGTTACATCTTTGGTCTATACGATCACACATGCGACAATAAGTTTGTTGCTTATGGTGCAAATGGAATTGCTTCGAACTCTACCGTTCTTTCAGACTTTTCAGCGATAGTCGATCTCAAGGACACATATAATGTAACAACGAAAAACTTTGTAGGGTTTGGAAGTTATATCGAAGGCGAAACCGCTTCTCAGTTGTTACAGTCCAAGAGTAATTTTGTCCCAGGCCGTTACTATACCGTCGGCGAATCTGTTGTTCAAGCTGTACCGGGTGGAACTCCAACTGGGTATGCAACTGGTGTGGTTGAATCCTTTTCTGCTAGGGATTTAGGAAATTCTGGTGACACTCAAGACACTGTTCTTCTTATAAAGACCAATCCGGGTCCAACATTTGAAGTTGGATTTAATGCCTCTGGAATATTGGAAGGTACTGTTTCAAACGGGGTTTATGTTAAGAGTCCTACTGGTAGGATTACAACAAACACAAGTGCGTATGGATTAAGTAAATCATTCTTTAGTGGTCATCTGGGAACAGGTGGAAATTCTTCAGACCAATACTACAAAAACGTGCCAGTAACAATAGGTAACGCAAGAATTAGACAGATCCGTGAACTGTCAAACGATGCACACATAGTATCTTTCTTTGATGTAAATATGTTCAACAAGAGAGAAAATAAGAGTTTCTTCTTGAGTGAAACAAAGAGTGTCTACTATGGATACGCTAAGAATTCTGATGCAGTTGGTCCCGACAACACATTTGGCGGCAAACTTTTCGATATACATCCAAATTATCTTGGTAGAGTTTATAACCCAGATAAAACTTCATTAATGTTTGAGGTTCCTGTCGGTGATGTTGTGAAGTCTATAAATTCTATGGACTACAGAGCGATTAAAGAATTTACAATAGACTTTGGTGTAAATACAGAAACGTCGATTTCGAGTGGAAATTCTCTTCTTAGATTTGTGGGCGGAGGAAGTTCTGGTGGTGTGGTTGACGGTGTTGACCTGAACAATTACATCATGATAGACAACGACGGAAAGATCATGGATCTTCTTTCTGATGCGTTCACTCTTCGAACCAACAATACAGATTTTGGTGATTTTGGAAAACTTACCATCACCAAAAATCAAGGCGGTGGTACTGGAACATTCCCAACAACAACTCGATTCTCCTTGATTGCTTCTCTGGATGTTAACCCAGGCGAAAATATTCAATCAAGTCCAATTCGATTCAAGAAACTGAAAGAATTCACAGAAACATTTGCTTCTGGTGATATTAAAACAACCAAGGATGGACAAAAATACTTCGAGTTGTCAAATAATGATATCTATAGTTTCATCGATGCTTATGATAATGGTGTGGGACTTACCGCAGATGTTTACGACAAATTCACTCTTGACAATGGCCAGAGAGATAATCTGTACACAAGAGGTAGACTATATCTAATCAACAATGGTCTTTCTGATTTTGGTTCAACAACAGATGTATCATTTGGAAATGCTAATTTTGTAACACCAGTAGAAGTGACATATCGTTACTTTGAACACAGTGGAGTTGGTCCTTTCGTTGCCGAATCGTATATTAACGAAACTCCTCAACAATCTGACGAGTTGAAATTCACATTCGATGATATTCCAGTTTATGTTTCTCCAAATTCAGGAGAAGTTACTCGTCTGAATAAGGTAGTAGACTTCAGGCCATCGTTTAACGGTACAAACTTCACCGATGTTTTCCTACCAGCAAGTGGTCAAGCATTCAATATATCATACTCATACTACCTGCCTCGAATTGACCGGTTGGTGGTTACAAGAGATAAAAACTTTAAGATCATTAAGGGTGTTCCGGCTCTTGATCCGAAATCACCAGACGATGTAGTTGATGCGATGGAACTCTACAAATTCTATATTCCTGCTTACACATATAATCCAAAGGATGTCGTTTCCAAGTTCATAGAGAACAAACGATTCACAATGAGGGATATTGGTAAGTTGGAGAAGAGAATCGAAGAGATTGAATACTTCAGTACCCTTTCATCTCTCGAACGAGAAACAGAAGCCTTGTTTGTGAAAGATGCGAATGGTAACGATAGATTCAAGAATGGAATTATTGTAGATCAATTCACTGGTCACGATATTGGTGATGTTCAAAATCCAGATTACAATATCTCGATCGATTTTGAGAATCAAGAATTGCACCCACCATTCTCCTCAAGAAATGTTGACTTTGATGTTCTCACCCTCAACAGTTTGCATAAGACAACAGACAATCTAGTCATGTTGCCGTTTACAACCGAAACTCTGATCACTCAACCACTTGCAACCAATACTGCAAACTTGAATACATTCGGAGCACTGAACTGGTTGGGTCAAGTTGTTCTCGATCCACCTCTCGATAACTGGTACGATCTGAACCAAAATCCAGATGTTCTAATCAACGTCGAAGGCGAAAACGATGCTTGGGAGAACTTAGGATCCAAAGCATTCGGAACTAAGTGGAACGATTGGCAGTCGTCTTGGTCTGGTGTCGAATCAAGAATCGATAAGGCAAAACTGCCAAGCAAGGACAAATCCAAGAGAGTAACAAAAACAACTGTTCAGAAAGATCGAAACGGAATTACAAACAAAGCAGTTCCTGACAGAGTTCTAAACAAAGTCGGAAACAGAATAGTTGATACGAGTATCATTCCATTCGTTCGTTCAAGAACGGTAAACGTGACAGCTACAAACATGCGACCCAACACAAGGGTTTATGTTTTCTTTGATGGTGTTGATGTAAGTGAACATTGTACCTTTGTCAAGTCTTCTCAGACTGTAAGACTGATTGACGAACCACTAATCACAGATTCAAATGGTGATATCAATAAGTCTGTTCAACTTAAGTTTACAATTCCCGCTGGTCAATTCCGAACAGGAAAGAAATTACTGAGACTAACCGATAGTCCTTCAAATGCAGTATCTTCTACAAAGACAGCCGCAGAAACTATTTACTCTGCACAAGGAATCGTAGACTCTGACGATTTGACCTCAATCGCAACTCGTTTGCCTCATATCGTAAGAAACGGCGTAAATGAAGATAGAATTCTAACAACTGAAGGGTCAAGAATTGCAAGAGATCCTCTTGCTCAAACATTCAAGATCATGGAATCTCTTTACCCTGAAGGTGTGTATGTCAGGAGCGTATCAGTTTACTTCAAGAAGAAGTCATCAACCCTTCCTGTCACTCTCCAACTTCGTCCTACGATCAATGGATATCCAAACAGCAATACAGTGTATCCTTTCGCAGAAGCCGTGAAAAAGGCTTCGGAAGTTAATGTAAGTGAAACACCTGATGTTGCTGATATTGGAAGTGCAACAACATTCACTTTCTCTTCACCTGTTCATCTTCTGCCAGGAGAACACTCTATTGTTCTTCTCTCAAACAGTGATGAATACGAAACATACATTTCAATCATGGGTGAGAACCAAATCGGTACAGAAATTCCAGTAACGGAACAACCAAACACAGGTGTTCTTTATCGATCACAAAACGCTGGAACATGGGCGGCTGACAAGAACGCCGATCTCATGTTCAAGATCGAGAAATGTGTGTTCGATTCTTCTGGACTCAATACTCTGACCCTCAAGGAAAGAAAGGGTTCTGATAACTACACAGGATCAGTAAAGATAGACTCGTTCAATCTGAATGCAGGAGTAATCAACTGGCCAAGTTCACGCTACGAACTCAAAATGCGATTTACTCCAAACAGCGCACTCAATGTTTCTGCTTCCAGTACGGAATATCCTGTAACAGTGAACGAAACAGTTTCTCTTCGTGAATCTAAGAAGGTAAATCTTGCAAATGCGGATACCAACAACACCTTGATTCTAAATGCTTATATAATCGGAGAAAGTTCTGATGTTTCTCCCGTCTTTGATTTGAATAGAGCTTCTTTGGTGTGTGTAGAAAATAGAATCGAAGGAAATAAGGACACATCTAGAGGTGGTCAAGGATATAACGGAGAACTTGACGCGAAGGCTCCTCCGATATTAAGTGGGTCCGTGCCAAGAGCAAGATATATCACTCGACAAGTAAACCTCGAATCTGGTTTTGGTTCTTCGAATGTCAAAGTTATTCTGAATCAATATAAACCAACTGGTTCTGATATACAAGTATTCGTGAAACAACAAGCAGAAGGAGATGACACTCCATTCGAAAATGCCGAATACCTAAAACTGACTCCAAATTATACAGAAAACTTGGATGGATATCGTCAAGTCGAATACACACTGGACGAAGATTTAGCAGAACCAATGGGTCGATTTGCAATCAAAGTTTGTTTGTATGCTGACGGAGCTCCTGTGAATACTGCGGTAGTCCCACTAGTCAAAGATATGAGAGTGATTGCGTTAGCATGACACATAAAAACTTCATAAATATCGAAGGTAGAACTGATTTGAAAAGAGATCCAAATTCTAAAGCCATTTTATCAAACAACAAAGATGCGTTTCTAGCCTATCAGGAAAAAAAGAAACAACAAGAAGAGTTGCAAAAAATAAAAGAAGAACAAGGATTTCTTCGTGAAGAACTCAATGAAATAAAAAATCTTTTACAGATATTGACCAGAGGAATTAACTGATGCCAGGTTCAACATTAGACAACTTACAGATCACTGAAACATTTTATGGTTGGTACAACAAAACCAATGAAATCATCGACCTTCTAAATTCTTTAGTAGGGGATGGAATCTCTGGTGCTACACTTGATGACGGTAATCTTATCATCACTCTTATCGATGGCACGACTCTTGATGCTGGTTATGTGATGGGATCTACTGGTACGAGTTTTGTTGATGCTTCTGTAATTGATGGGTATTTAATTCTTGGTCTAGATTCTGGTGCTTCTGTTACTGCTGGTTATGTTCAAGGTCCAACAGGTCAAACAGGAGCAAGGGGAGAAACCGGAGACACAGGTGATCCAGGCACAACTGGTCCGACTGGAGAAGGTGTTCCGCCTGGTGGTTTTGCTGGTTATGCTCTGGTAAAAACCTCTGATGTTTCATATGAAACCGAATGGGCAGACGTTTCTTCTGTTGCTAGAAGTCATCCAGGCAAAATAGGTGGATATGAGGGTGGTACTGGTAGTTTGATTTTTGGTAGAGGACTTTCTCAGGACGGAAGATTGTTGTTCCCGAGATGGTCAACAAACTATTATATCTCACAGGTACACCAAGGACCAGGCATCGCGATGGCAGGTGCAACTGGTTTATATCCTGTCGCTGGTCTTATGACTGGATTCACTAGCGGTTATGACGACGGATTGACTGCTGGTATCAAGGTATTAAATTTCCTCGAAAATACCTTACCATTCGAAGGGAATGTCTACACAGACGCCAACTCAGATTGTCTGGGGCAAACTCTTGATGGACCTCCCGGTTATTACTGGAATAGAATGAAATATTTCCCAACATGTAAGTTACAACCATTCTATGTTGGAAACTATTGCTATATTGATAAGTATTTGACTTATATCGCTGGATATGAGAACAATATTCCAGATGCAAGAACTGATCGAAGAGGTATGTATGCTTGGTTTGGTGTAATTCCTGCTAATTCATTCCCAACTGGAACACCCCAGAGTGAAGTTGTTCAGTTTGATGGATTTGTAGAAGGTTCTACTTGTGCATACTTCTTCAGGGATTCTGGTGTTGGTTTGTGTGGTAATGGTTTTGCTGTATCTGTCACAGATGAAGATTTTGATGTAACAGGAATTACAACATGTGCTTGGACCGGTGACTATGTACGAGAAGTAACACCAGGCAGAACTGGTCCTATTTCTCTGTACCCAGAAGCTTCTGGTCCTCTTGGATTAGGAAATGGTTTTGTATTACAACCAGGCTGGTATTATCTCATGTCAGAATTTATTCCTACTGCTTGGTTTAGTGTTGGAAGTGCTCTTGACACCATAGGTTCAACATTAGCGTATGAAAAAGGCAGAAGTGGAGATCAAGTCTTATTCACGCATACAAATGCAGCAAATAATTTTGGTGATATGAGTTTGTTTGGTTTGAATGGTTTTGAGTTAGCTCCAGAAAATGAAGTAACTGGTGTTGGATCACCATTCACTCCGAGTGCATATCTTGGTATTTCTAGCATTCGCCAATCAATGAAAACTATTCCAACCGGACTCTCTCCTTACCTATGGTTTACTCAAGGTCTGAGTGGTGGAGGGGTTGCAAGGTTTGGAACAGGTGATTCAGGAAATTACCTAAAGGGACACATTGGATTACATCCAATACATGAGAGTGTTGACCAATCTGGAGCAATTACAATTCGCCCACAAACTCCAGAACAAGCCTCTGCTCCAAGAATTGGTATTTCCATAAAGAGTGCGTCTACTCAAAGAGACTCTCTAAGAAACATTGATCTTGGAACGAATCCTGCTGATGCTGCTAACTTCTGCACATACGAATGGGACGGTCTAGTTGGATGGGGTGGAACTTATGAAGGAATCCAAGGTACTCCAGACAATATCAAATGTGATGAATGTTTTGGTGGTACTGCTGGTGGTCCAAGACCTTTTGACTGGCATAGAGTTATCTTTGGTGGATTTGGATCCAACGACACTGATTCGTATTACTCCAGTGTAAATGGATTAATCACATATAAGATTCAACTTTCATGCGAAACTGGATTATGCCCAACATTCTGCGCTCCTCCTGGATTCCCCGTAACTGGAGCTCTATCCCCTGCACCTCAAGACTTAGTTTATGTGTCGGAATTTGATCAAACTACAGAGGTTATGACTAACTGGACCAATCCATCGTTTGGTGGATCTACTAACGGTGATAATAACTTAGTCTATCCAAATGGAGATCCTTTAATTATATTCGAGAACTGCAACAATGATGATGGTACAATATATGATTGTACTCAAACACTAGGTGGTGTTGAATATGTATTTGTTCCAGATGTTAATCAGCCCGCGGAATTTGGAGACTTCAAATACTATCCAAGAGGAGCTAACAGAGGAAACCTTCAAGGTTTTAATCAAGACGGCGGTTACTCTTGTGATTCTCATTACCCAGGCAGTTCAATGAATCCGTTTGGATTAACAACCGCAGGTGCAACTGCAAATCCAGATCAGGGTTGGATTATGATATTCGATGATTCTGGAAATACCTACTTCTTTGGTTTCTATAATGGAGAAACAGGAGCCGAGGGATCTGGTATTGTAAATGGTAGTCCAGTTGGTGCTACGAGTGGTTGTTTTGATTGTTATAAAGAACATACTGGTACAATGGGATCTTTTGATGGCTCCTTTAGTAGCTGCGGTAACTTAGAAAGTTTACCGCCTGGTTCCGATATAGATCCAGGCGAGTTTGGAGGTCAAGGTGGTGGACCTGCTTCTATATCAACATATGTGAATGCACAAGAATCAATTCACGTAGCATGGTATGGGAATTTCCCAGGCACAGAGAAAAATCACTTGATCAAGTATACATCAACATTTGGTTGCACAAGTGGAACCGAATATCCAGAATATCAAGGGCCTTGATATGCCAAAACCAATGTTAAACGGTGACTTAAATGATGCTTTGGGTCACAATCATTATCCAGCAACACCAATTGTCTCAAACTCAAATGTATTGATTGAGGGTAAACCTGTTGCAAGAGTTGGTGATGCGTATATCGGCACACATATATTCAACGGTGATCCAAAAATTCAACATCCAGCTGGTGTCGCACAAACAGGTTCTTCTAAATTATTAATCAATGGTAGACCTGTTCATCGTGAAGGTGATGCCATTTCTTGTGGTTCGATTGCTGGTAAAAGTTCATGTGTGACAATTGAAGTGCCATAGTTACTTTCGTTCTTATACATAATAAAGAACGGAGGTCTAAATGGCAAGAGTAAGTTCCAGACAGGATCTGAAAGACTACTGCTTTCGTAGACTCGGATACCCAGTTGTAGAAATCAATGTAGATGATGCTCAGGTAGAAGATCGCATCGACGATGCGATCGAACTTTTCACAGAGTATCATTTTGATGGTGTCGAACCACAATATCTAAAGCACCAAATCACTCAAGAGGATATAGATAATCAATATCTGAATATGGATTTGGTTGACGAACGAGTAGTAAGTGTTGTTCGTTGTTTTCAGTTCGGACAGAACACTTCTGCAAATCTGTTCAATGTAAAGTATCAAATTGCACTGAATGATTTTTATGGTCTTCGCAATCCCGTTTCACTTCAAAACTACGACATGACAATGAGACATCTTGAGATGTTGGAAGATATTCTCACTCCTGAGAAAAAGGTAAGATTCAATCGAGTCACCAATCGACTTTATCTTGACATGAAATGGGACGAAGAAGTAAATGTCGGTGATTGGTTAGTCTTTGAGTCATATGTCGCAGTAAATCCAGAAGTTTTCCGAGAGTTTTATAACGATCGCTTTCTCAAAGAATATGCAACTGTCGTTATCAAGAAACAATGGGCTACAAATCTTTCCAAGTTCGAAGGACTGCAACTCCCAGGCGGGGTTCAGTTCAATGCTCAACAAATGTTGTCAGAGGCAAACGAAGAGAAAAGTCGTCTTGAAGAAGAGTTATCACTTAAATACGAATTACCACCCGACTTCATGACGGGATGATCCTATGGCCACAAATCCATTTTTCAATCACAAACCAGCACAGTCATCCAGACTATTCGAAGACCTCACCATCGAAGCCATAAAAATGTATGGTAAAGATATGGTATATCTTCCCCGTACTCTAGTAAGAGAAGATACTGTCTTCGGAGAAGATAATTCTTCTATCTTTTCTGATGGCGTTGAAATGGAAATGTATATTGAGTCTATTGATGGATTTGGTGCGAACGATCAAATCACACAATTTGGTTTTGAAATACAAGATACAGTCGATCTTGTAGTTGCAAAGAAAATCTTTGAACGAGGATTGAGTCATATAGAAAATATCACTCATCCACGCGAAGGTGATTTGATTTACTTTCCACTCTCCAACTATATCTTTGAAGTCAAATATGTAGAACATGAAAATCCTTTTTATCAATTAGGAAAACTCTACACATACAAACTCTCTTGTCAACTATTCCGTTACTCTTATGAACAAATGCAAACAGGTTGGTCGGAAATCGACAAACTGGAATCGATCGTTGCAGGCGTCACAAATGATTCTGGATCAGTTGTTCCTCAAGATGGATTTGGTCAAAACACGGATATTGAAACTGGAGGTAGTTCAATTCTTGACTTCTCAGAGAGAGATCCGTTCTCGGAGGGTAACTACTGATGTTCGGTAATCATTTTTATCACGAAACAATTCGAAACTCCGTTGTTGCTTTTGGTACACTCTTTAATGATTTGACCATTGTAAAGAAAGATGGAAACGGGGACGATCGTTTATCCATTCAAGTACCATTAGCATATGCAGCAAGAGAAAAATTTATACAAAGATTAAAAGAAGATTCTCGATTAGACGATGACACAAACCCCAATCCACATGTTCAAATGACACTCCCTCGTATGTCGTTTAATATGGTTTCTATGTCATATGATGCTGGAAGAAAAAGAAACACAATCCACCGAAGAAGAATTAAAGATATTCAAGAAGAACAAGGATATCTTTCATATCAATACACAGAAGTTCCATATAATTTTGGATTTGAACTTGGTGTTTATGCTACAACATTTGAAGATGGACTGCAAATCGTAGAACAAATAGTTCCCTATTTCACTCCAGAATTTAATGTAACATTCCAAAGGGCGGGTGGAACATCTGACATCAATACTAAAATTGATCTACCCATAATCCTAGAATCTGTAAACTTGGATTACGATTATCTTGGTGATTTTGAACAGAGACGATTACTGATATGGACTTTGACATTCAATGTTAAAACGCATTTATATGGGCCTATCAAGAGAGAAAAGACAATTCTCAGTACCTCTTCCACTCTCTTTGATTTGGATGGATTTACATCTGGTCAAATCACCGGACATCCCGGTGAGTTTGAGTTCCGATCATCTACAGGAAACACTTACTATGGAGCAACATCTCGTATAGACGTAGGAATCTCAGGAGGAACTGGTATCTTTATTGATGGTTCTCAAGAAACTCCAAATGCTGATCCACCTTATACATTCACAGAGTTCAAATATCAGTTCGACGATCCAAACGGTGGCGATGATGTGATTAATACTACTGGAGTTACAACATGAAGGAAGATAATGTAGAAAAGAATTTGAACGAGGTTTTTGATATAGAACCCGTAGTGATTGAAAGTGAAATTGTATCCGAGAGAAAAGAATCATACGAAAGTAAAAAAGTAGATAGAGACTTCGAAGAAATTCGAAGTAATCTTAAAGAAGTCATTGACCGAGGTAACGAGGCAATTGACGGTATTTTGCAAGTTGCTTCTGAAACAGAGAGTCCAAGGGCTTATGAAGTCGCCGCACAGATGATAAAGACCGTGGCGGACGCCAACAAGGATCTGTTGGACATACACAAGAAGCTGAAGGATGTGAAACAAGAAAAGACTACGGTTCACAATACCACTAACCAGTCCCTATTTGTTGGTTCGACTAAGGAACTGCAAATGTTTCTAAAAGAACAAAAGAAAATGATGGAGGCAAAGAATGCCGAGGACGGACAATGAACATTATCTAGGTAATCCTCTTCTCAAGGCCGCAGGTGTTGAACAAGAGTTTACCAAGGAAGAGGTTCAAGAATACATCAAGTGTTCTCAAGACCCAATTTACTTTATTCAAAACTATGTGAAGATCGTCTCTCTTGACGAAGGCGTTGTACAATTTAAGATGTGGGATTTTCAGGAAGAAACGGTTCGTACTATGCACAAGAACCGATTCGTGATCTGTAAGTTTCCTCGACAGACTGGTAAGTCTACAACTATGATTTCCTACATTCTTCACTATGTGTTGTTCAATGACAACATGAATGTTGCCATTCTCGCAAACAAGTTGGCGACCGCCAGAGAACTTCTAGGTCGTCTTCAGTTGGCATACGAGAATCTACCAAAATGGTTGCAACAGGGTGTAGTTGAATGGAATAAAGGTTCTATTGAGTTAGAGAACGGTTCTCGAATCCTTGCATCTGCGACATCATCATCTGCGATTCGTGGTGGTTCATTCAACATGATCTTCCTAGACGAATTTGCATACGTTCCACATGAAGTGGCAGATGAGTTCTTCTCTTCCGTATACCCAACGATCTCATCTGGTAAAGATACAAAGATTCTAATCGTTTCTACTCCACGCGGTATGAATTTATTCTATAAGTTCTGGGTTGGTGCAAACAAGAAAGAAGGAGAACCAGGCAAAAATTTGTTTGTTCCAATCGAAGTTCATTGGTCTGAAGTTCCAGGCAGAGACGAGAATTGGAAAAGACAGACTATTGCTAACTCTTCAGAAGAACAGTTTCGTACAGAGTTCGAATGTGAATTCCTTGGTTCGGTAAACACTCTAATTCATCATAAGAAACTGAAAACAATGACATTCGAAACTCCTCTGAAGAAAACGGACGAGGGATTGTGTATCTATGAAGTTCCAAAGAAGGATCGATCATACTTCATCACAGTTGACACATCGAGAGGTCTTGGTCAGGATTATCACGCATTCGTTGTGATTGATGCAACAGAGTCGCCGTACAATGTTGTAGCAACTTTTCGAAACAATACAATGCCTCCACTTCTTTTTCCAGATGTTATCTATCGAATCGCAAAAGAATACAATGAAGCACAAGTTTTGGTAGAACTGAATGACATCGGACAGCAGGTCGCAGATGTTCTGCGGCAGGATCTCGAATATGAAAACATGCTTTCAACTTCTATGAAAGGTAGAGCTGGGCAGGTACTCGGTGAAGGGTTCGGTCAACAGGTTTCGTATGGTGTAAAGACAACTGCACCTCTGAAAAAGATTGGTTGTGCTACTTTGAAGAGTTTCATAGAAACCGACAAATTGATTACAAAAGACTACAATATCCTGGAAGAATTAATCAATTTCATATCAGTTCGAAATACATATGAAGC